TGGACGTGCCGATAATGTACGGGGGTACAGGGATTCGAACCCTGCCTTTTGCGCTCAGAACGCCCGACTTTTAGAGAGTCGTGTGCTGACCATTACACTATGCCCCATCAATGGAGACTCGCATCTACCAACTACGAGCCTCCAAATCAGAAAGGGAAAGGAAAAAATGGATGATTCCATTTGATGAAATTATATCACAATCTGAATCGTTTTAAAATTTTCTTGCGATTGCCTCTATCACATTCACAGTTACGCCGTTACCAGCCTGTTTGTACAATTGGCTGTCCGAATTCACGAATCTTGCCTTTTCAAAATAATCATCAGACCATCCTTGTAATCTGAAGCACTCCTTCGGAGTAAGTTTTCGTATTGCGATGTAACATTGTTCTTTCGGATACCATATTTTAGGCACGTCTTTATCGTCAGCTTTTTTCAAGATGCCCTGATTACAAGAAGTGTCTAAAGTGTTTGCCATATCTCTGCCAATACGACCACGTCTTGTGTTGCTATTCGGCATTGAAAAATTAATGGTATCAATTTCTTCACGAGCAATTGAAAATCCCTGTTTTGTAGCCTCTTTTATTGGTATTGCTAATCTATAAGGATCCTTTGATTGTGTCGCTGTTGTTGCTGGCACTGACCCCTCGATTCCCCACACACCGCTTCGCATACGGTGAATAACACCTTCTTCAGTTGGGATTTCAGCTATTCGTTCCATAGGATTCGGTTGACTTGTTCCGTTGATAGGTAATATTTGATGTCCGTTTCTTCCTCTAAAATGTCCGATAACGAAGCACCTTTCTCGGCTTTGTGGCACTCCGAACTCATTTGAGTTGAGAACTTGCCATTCTGCATCGTACCCATTCTCGTCCAAGCTACAGAGAAGTTTGGCGAAGTCCCACCCTCCATTAATTGAAAGCAGATTCTTAACATTCTCGATGAATAACCATTCAGGTCTCTCTTCTTCTTTGAGCTGTCCAACAAGGTACATAACTCTGAAAAATAAAGAAGAGCGATTCCCTTTAAATCCAAGGTGCGACCCATTAACGCTGATGTCTTGGCAAGGGAATCCGAAGCACCAACAATCTGCTCGTGGAATGTCTCCGACATAAACTCTTCTAATGTCA